TGTAACGGATTCACGTTGACCCGTGTCGTCGAACTTAAATACCTCTCCTGTGTCAATGTCCATTGCCACGACACAGTGGATGGTTGTCATCTTGCGTAGAAGACCATCCGTTTCACAGTCGAACAGAAGTCTCATAACCAGCTAAAGAAAGTGCTTTACGAAAGAACGGGACAGTCAGCAGCTCTTCGCTTGTAATCCGTGCAATCTCATCCACCTCTTTATTGAAAATAAGAAGCGTTGGAGTTTGCTTGATCTTGTAAGAATGAATGAGTGCCTTGTGGTTGTCCCTATACAAAACGCTGATGAAATGTCTACCGACAGTGCCTTGTAAGGCTTCATCTACGTATTGTTTGAGATGATGGTGTTTTGCTTCATCGAGAAACAGCACCAGATGGTTGACCCTAAAAGTCTTCGGTGTCAAAGACTCCTGGCTTTCCCCCTGAAACCATTCTTCCGGTATCGGGGTTGTAAGTAAGCGAGCCGCAATCCCCACAGGTGCCAGTGAATCTGTTCTTGATAGTTCGTAGCGTTGCTTCAGAACTACCTTTTGACACAGCCCTCTGTAGGCAGACCACAACATCCGAGAGCTGCGATAGAGACTGCGAGCCGCGAAGGTGGCTAAGCGATATAGCCATTTCCGAATTATCTTCATGTCCCTGATCTCCAGAGGTGCGACGTAAGTGACTAACAAGGATCAAACCAATTTGAGTTTCCTCGACAAAGCAACGTAGTTTTGTCATTGCTTCATCCAGGGATTTGCGTTCGTCGAAAGTTGCGTTACCTGACAACATGATTGAGATGTGATCAAGAATGATCCACTCAACATTTTTTGCTTTGACCAGATAACGCATATCAGACAGGATTGAATCAACATCAACTGACCCAAACCCGTCTCGCAGAAAGAGCCTGCCGGACCCCACACTCTTGTCAAAGGCTTCTTTGAAAGCCTGTTCATCGAGCGTGTTGTCAATGTGTAGAGGCTTGTTTGCCTCGACACTCATCAGGCGTAGGCCTGTCCGTCTTGTGGATTCTTCGAGGGGTATGTATCCAACAGTTTTTCCCTGGTTGATAAGGGACTGGGCTTGTTCACCCAAGAAAGTCGACTTTCCACCCCCGGTCGGCCCGGTGAATAGGACCAATTCTCCTTTTCTAAGACCACCAGTAACGGTATTGAGATCATCGACAAACCAATCAGCATCCCTGCCAATGGTTGGACGACGTAGCTCTTCCAGTAAATCTCTTCCATCAATAATTGTCTTAGGTTTATATGGAGCTGCGTTCCAAATAGCCTGACGGATTGCTTCTGAATCGTTAGCCATTAAGGCCTCAGACGCGTCCTTGTAACCGGCAAGATGACCGATAAGACATCTGTCAGGTGGGAACAGCGATGCACATTTAATTGCAGCATCTTGACCTGCTTGGTCCTGATCGAAGAGAAGAATAATTTCATCTGCTTCCATACAGAACTTCAGGTTTGCCTGGAGATCTTTGTAAGCTCCAGCAGCTCCGCTAAAAATTGAGACTGTCGGCCAGCGTGGGCGGGCCTCATAGACGGAAAGACAATCGAGTTCGCCTTCGGTGATAACTAAAGTCTTTTTAGAACCACCAAAAAGGTGTTGACCAAACAGACGTTTCTCAGCATTTTTGCCTACCCAGCGAAAATTCTTTTCCGTATCTTTTTCCTTGTAGCCGACAACTTTGCCAGATACAGAGGTGTACGGGAAGCGAATAACAGGTCCAGTGGACCCTCGCACATTGAATTTTTTGCAGGTATCAACTGAGATCTTACGGCTTGGCAGTGAAACAAATTCACCTGAATAGGTAAAGGACCCACGAGGTTCGTAGGTCGTTTCGGGAAATTCTGCTGTCAAAGATTTCGTTGAGTGATTACATGAAAAACAGTAAGAATGGCCGTCACTATAAATAGTTCGAGCATCACTACTGCCACAATCTGGACAAGCAACATGACTCTGTAGAGGAACACTACTGTCAGCCAGCATCGGTAGGTTCCTTGTCAAAAACAATCATGTCGAAGAAATCAAGCTCTTCATCCATAGTTGGAGTGATCATTTCAGCAGGCACACCTAAATCAAGGAAATGATTCAGGAGTGATTTGATTGAGCGTCGGACGTAATCATCAAATGGATCAGTCATCGAACCAGTCAAGAGGGACATTGGGCCAGACACAAGCTTTAAATCCGTGTTTTTCAGCCCAAGACATATAAGAATGCTTTGAACCTTTTGAAAGTTTGTTGTCTCTCATAAACACGAACCTAATATCAAGTTCTGGATGTTGGTCTTTAATAGCGATATGTTTGCGCCTGTCTGATGGTTTCATGAACCCTTTTGTCTCTAGGTAAATACCATTTTTGAGACAGAAGTCAGGCGTATATGAGCAGGACAATGTGTAAGGTATTTTAGAGGGCTCATACAAATAAGTATGGCCCTGTTTATCAAACGCTTTTGCAACCTGCTCCTCAAATTTGGAGCGGTAGGCCATTAGCAAGGCCTCAAGTCAGGCTCATAGCCATCTTTAATTTCCCAATAGATGAGGTTTTCATCTTCATCCCAGTGGGCATAAATGGCCTTGTCGTAAACATCAATGCCATTAGTACCGGCAATAGATGTGATGCTCGTACATTTCGTCGAAGTCGTTGTACTTTCAGAAGTCATCGTATGCCTCAGCGTTTGCACCTTCTGCTGCTTTTGGTGATGGCGATGATGCAACAAACCCTGCTACAGGTTCCTTCCCAAACATCTCAACAACATCTTCAGGGGTGAGTTCTCCAGAATCAGAGACTTCACCAGCTACAAGTTCAACAACTTGAACGCCCAAAACCTTGATAGTCGTTCCAACAGAAGGCTTGGTATAAGGTTTTTGATCGCAAATAATCCTAACTTTGGTGCCTTTGCGGATTGATCCGCGTGTGGACTTATCAAGAATTGACCCCTCAGTGTCTACAAAAACAAGGTCTGGACGTTTGGTATCACCACCAAAACTGTATTTGCATAGACCATCTTCATCCCATTTGCGAGCTGCAATAGTCACTCGATTAGGATTAGGAACCTTTGATTTAGCCCAATCCAGCAATCCTTCGTAGTCTTCCTCGACTTTTTCAAGGACATTTGGGGGGATCTTAAAAGCGAAGCACATATTGTTGTACTTGCCAGAAGGTTCAGCGACGCTGATGAAGCCTTCGAGTGTGGTGTTAAAGGTGTAACGATTAGCCATTGTATTTAGTAATTAACCTTTTCCTTGGCCGCGACTTTTCTTACGCCCGTGGTTAGGTAGTGAATGTCTTCCTTGGCCCTGGTGCGTCTTTTTAGGACGCCCAGGAATCCAACTTGTGTTGCTTTTTGGTTTCAAGATTCAACAGAAGAAATAAGTTGATTCATTGACATCTTCCAGATCAAGATCACCGACGATTAAATCATCAGGAACCTCGACACCTATCTGCTCAGCCCATTCCTGCAAAGGGCCACAACCATCTTTTGGTTTATACATTTCAGCAAATTGCAGCCTTAGCTCAATGGATAGGTCGTCCATATCGCAAGACCGTGCCATTACACAATCGTGGATACACGAAAAAGGGTGGTCCCAGAACGCAAATGTGAACTGGATCAGCGAGGAGTCCCAGCTGTGGACCAGATTTGGACTGGTTGCAGATACGTGGTGGTTAATATCAACATCTCCAGGACCAAGATAAACACTTGCAGTGATTCTCCCAGTACCCATTAGATGCGTGTTGATGCGCCTGATGACAGACTTTCTGAGATCCTGAACGACGACAAAGCCTGATGGGGTAACCCATTTCAACTGTGTAGCGCCGTTGTTAATCTGTTCACGTACAGACTTTTTGATCCACTGCATTACATTGATTGGCCCTTGAAATACAGCAGGGATAGCCTTGTCGTAAACAGCGTGTGTGATTGTGGTTAGCAATCCAGGCTCTTTTAAATCTCTACCAGCTTCAAGAAGTGCGTCCCTTATGTAGCCCCTTGCACTGTGCCTTGTAAGGCCGTAGCACAAACACATTGTCACGCGTTTGCATACCTTTCGATCCATCCAATCGTGTAACTTTTCAGGCAAAAATTCCTTAGCTTTCTCTGCAATTACTGCATAAGCATCACTAGGTGATTCTGTCCTTACTACATTCACTAAGGTGGCTGCTGTCTTGTCGAGTGTCGCTGCGCTGAGATGCTGGATCCCAGATGCAGTGGCATCTACGCCGATCATCAGGTTTGAAGTCAGCTTTGTTTTAGCGATGCAGCATTCGTAGTATTCAAAGCAGCTTTGGAGAAAGGAGAAGGGATCGCCAGTGTTAGCCCATAGTTCCATATTTTCAATGGGATCTGTAGCAACAGCACTGATTAGCGTGGTATTTGAGCGTGTCCATTCCAACCTTTCACTCATCGTCGCTTTATCGTGACCTGCACAATTTGCGACGTGGATGGCTACCCAAAATTCGTTAATGGGTCCATCATCAGCAAAGAGGTGTAGCGCCCGTTCTGGGTCGCATCCTTGTGGTGTGAGTATTGGTTGGATTGGGTAGAAACGGCCCCGGTAGCAAAAATTCCAGCAATAGAACAGACGTTGTTCATTGATGAACTTGCGGGCAATGAACATCACTTCAGATGTTCGGATGTTTTCACGCTCTAGCTGGGCGTTGCGGTCTTCAAGTTCCCGCTTGGCCCGTTTGTAAGCCTTGATTTCATCTTCGGTCGATTCAGGTGTCAAATGGTTTTCGAGCGTTTTGCGCTCTTGCCGTTTGAACTGACCGATAGAGATCATGTTCTCGAAGCAGTGCTCCATAACCTGGAACACCCGTTTGTCATAGACGTATGCGGTTTGCTGCAGGCGATTGAGCGCCTGGAGCGGCAGGTGTCCCTGCGGTAATGTGCAACCACCGCGCACCAGCTTGTAGCCCCTTTCTTCGCCTGTTAAATAACCACCGATAGAGTCATTTCTCCAGTTCAAAGGTTCAGTGATCATCGGCCATAGACAGGAAGCCAGGGACCTAGCTCTGTCCATAATTGAGTCCTTTAGCTCCAAGAACTCAGCTGAGAAGCGGATGAT